CTATTTCCGGCGCTTCTGCGCCTCCGTTGCGCGGGTCCGCTGGCGTGTCGCGGCCGAGTAGCGGGCCACCATCGCCATCGACGTGTGGCCGGTCACTGCCTGGATCAGCTCGTCGCTGCAGCCAGCCTCCGCGAGCGACGCGGCCGCCGTATACCGGAGCGAGTGCAGGTCATAATCCTCCGCGCCAATCTTGCGCCGCACCGCCTGCACTTCGCGCTGCGCTATCGTATAGGATACTTGACGCCCGGTCTTCTGAGCAAGGATGGTTAGCCCACGACGCGGCGTCCGATCAATCACCGCGGCCAGCGCAGGCGTGAATGGCACCCACAGCTTCGAGCCCGTCTTGCTCTGCTTAACGTTCACCCCGCCGGCCTCGATGTCGTCCCAGCGCATCTTGAGAACGTCGCCAATCCGCTGTCCGGTCCCAAGGCAAAGCTCGAAGATGATCCGCGCCCTGTCCGGTGCTCCATCCCTGTCCGGTGTTGCTTCTCGGAATTTCTCGATCAGGTCTTGCGGCCACGGCTGACGTTGCTTCCCCTCGGTCTTGAGACCGCGCACCCCTTTCGCCGGATTGTCCTCGCGCCATCCGAGGTCGATCGAGTGCTCCAAACAGATCGCCATAACCTGCACGGCATAGTTGGCAATCCGGGGTCGATCAGCGAGCGCTTGCTGGGCGCGGATCACATCCTTGCGCTGCATCTTGGCAACCGGAAGATCGCTGATCTTCTCGCGCCAGTATCGGATATAACGTAGATAATCGCGCTTTGTCCGATCCGCGAGCCGGTTGAACCGCTCGCTCGTCTCGTAGTCGTCAAACAGCGCCTTGAACGTGCGCTGCCCGGCATAGCGCCTCGGCGGCGGGGATTTGTCGTCGCGCAGCGCGGCGTAGGTCTTCCAGAAATCCGGTGCATCCGGGTCCACAGCCTCCCGCACGCCCTTGCGGCGAAAGTAGTAGTAGGTGCGCCCCTTCGTCGTCTGTCGATAGACGTAAGGAGGCAGACTGCGCCGCTTCTTCTTCATCGCGAGAAGTCCACCATGTCGAACTCGTCGGTGGGATCACCGCTTCCCGGCGGCGCGAAGGTCAAGTCAATTCCCCCATCCTTGCGGACAGACGCTCGGAGCACGGTTTTGCCTTCGGCCTCGGCGGCGCGGATGAATCTCGCCAGCCGCTGGTCGATCGAGCGGCTGGACCCCGCGTCGCGCCCGGCACCCTCTGCTTCCGGCATCAGTTCATTCTCCTCCGCTTCGCTTGCAAGATCGGACCCTCGACGGCCTCGGTCCTCCGGTATGCATCCCTGATGAGCTTGAGCGCCCTTTCCCTGCGAAGGCTCGACCGGATCATCATCCTGCAGAGCGCGATCATCATGATGCCGATCGGCGAGCTTTCCCGCTCGTCTCCGTTGTTCACGGCCTCGCGCTCGAGCATCATTGCAGCGCCGATAACAGCCTCGCTACGGCATGTGCTGCACAGACACGGCACCTCGACCTCAAGGCGGTGCGGTTCTTTCTCCTCAGTCATAGCGGCATCCTCCATTGGGCGTGCAGTCGTCCCCTTGGCAGCGCGGGCAGCGGCCGGTGCCATCCCACTCGGCCATGTCGTCGTCCCGTCCTTCTTCCGGGCCGTTGACCTGACCCTCCTGAGAACCTTCGTCACGCTGCATCATTCGTCTCCCCGTCAGCGTCCTTACCTTTCGACGCTATTGACGCTTCGCATTACCGGCCCCCGCCCTCTCCGAAGCCGGCCTCAGCCGCCTCGCTATTGTGGTCGGCATCGATCTCCTTGCGGATGCGGGCTTCCTCCTCGGGCGAGAGGGCGGGCCGTTCATCGGGGAACGGATCGTCGTCATCGGCCGCGGCGTGCGTGTCCACTTCCGAGGCGATCTGATGGCACTCCTCGATGATCGTGCGCAGAAGCGGGCGGTTCGCCTTCCCTTCCTCGCTGTTCCAGAAGGCGATGAATGCGTCCTTGCCCTTGCGCGCCTCGGCGCGGGCGCGGTCGAGAAGTTCCTTCTGGCGCTGGCTGTCGCCCTGGCCGCGCGCCCACTCCGCCATCGCACGGCCGGTCTCGACGCCGAGCGGGCGGCGCGGGTCGAACAGCGCCTTGAACTGGTCCGCGCACTTGATCTGGTAAACTGGGCAGCCGGGGGCGCTCGGGTCCAGCATCATCATGGCGGTCATCTCGAACAGCAGGTCGCCATCGCCGGCCACGTCCCACGGCACGTCATCGCGCCGGGTTTTCGTCTTGCGGGCGTTCCTCGCGTTCTGCCCGAACCCGGTCTGCATCACCGGCTTGGCGCGGGTGCAGATCACGATGTTGCACCGCGCGCGCACGATCCTGTCGATCAGCCGGCGGTAGCGCGGCTTGACCTCGGCCCAGGCCAGCTGGGACCGCTTGTCCTTGAGTTCCTCCTTCCCGCCGGTGAGCCGGTCGAGCGTCTGCGCGTGCAGGTCGAGAACGCCGCCGACGCCCTCCCATGCATGCGAGAAGCTGTCGATGACGACCACCGGCAGCTCCGCGGCCTCGGCCGCGTCGATGACCTCGATCCACCGCTCGGGGCCGAAGCCGACCATCTCGCCATGCTCGTCCACCGCCTGCATGTCGAAATGCATCATCTCGGGGAAAGCCTGCTTGTAGTGCAGCGCCCGGCGGTTCTCGGTGTCGACATAACCGATCGGCGCGCCCTGCTTGCCGGTGGCCCCCTCGGCCATGCCTCGGGCGACGAGCAGCGCGCTGTAGGTCTTGCCCGTCCCCGAGGCCCCCGACAGGCCCAGCGTCACACTGAGCGGCTCGGTGATCTCGGCCACGGATATAAAGCGGATCATGGCGTTCATCTTCACTCTCCTGCGGTTGCCTCGGGCGCCTGCCAGCGCATGGCGGCTTCGATGATGTCCTGCCCGGTGCGGCTCTTGTGGTCGGCCTCGCGGCTCTCGCGCTCGAGCCACTTCGCGTGGAAGAACTCGGGCAGGTCGATGTCGTGAATGCCCAGCGGATAGCCGGGCCACTGGTCGGCGCGCAGGCAGAGGCGCCAGATTTCGCGGGCGCGCCGGATCTTCTTCTCGCCCATCACCAGCGTGTTCGGGACCAGCCGCACCAGCGATACCTCGAAGGGTTCCTCCTTCTCCTGAAACAGGAACAGGAAGTCGCGGTCCTCGCCGGTGGCGGCTTTCCATGTGGCGAGGTAATGCGCGGCCTGCACGTCATAGCCGTAGTTCATGACGGTGCGCATCGCCGCCTCGGGGCTTGCGTCGGTCGTGGTCTTGAAATCGATCAGCCACGGGCGATCCGCCGGCGCGTTGTCCACCATCGCGCGGCACCACACCCCGTCGATCCATGCGAGGGCCGTGACCTCGCTCGTCGCCGGGTCGAGCGTGATTCCCATATCCCGCAGCCGCTGATGGGCAGCCGCGGCCATGCTCTCCACATTCTCGCCTTCCTCCGGCTTGATCGGCGTCAGGCCCATCTCCCGCGCCTCGGCCATATAAGCCTTGGCCTCCTTCGTGCTGGCGGCACCGTTCGCGGCGAGCACCCCCTCGGGGATCACGGCGTAATCCTCCCCGGCACCCAGCACCGCGCGGTGCGCCGCCCGCCCCACGTCGAAGTGCTTTTTCTCGACCGGCTCCCAATCGGGGTTGAGCCGGGGCGAGGCGACCCAGGCATGGCGTGGGCTCTTGTTGATCAGGAGCCGCGCGATCGAGCTGCTCAGGCTCGGCTCCGGCGCGGGGTCGGCGTGATAGACCGCGGCCTCGAGGCGCTGGACGCCGGGCTCGAGCGTCGTCGCCCCCCTCATCAGTAGGGGCTCCCGGCCAGCGGAGCCTCGAACAGCGCCGCCGCCTTGGCTGCCCAGGACGCAGAGGCCTCCGCGGCCCCGAGCCCGATCGCCGCGCCGATGGCGAGCCCCAGGCAGAGCCGCGCGATCCTGTTGAGCCGCTTGTTCCAGACGCTGCGCCGGAGCATCGCGCGAACCTCGCGCTCCTGCGCCGCCTTCATGGTGATGCCCTTCCGGGCGCCGATGCCGAACATCGCCGATCCTCCTAGTCGATCCTGATGGTGTGCTTCCCGGTGCCGCGACACAGCCCGCAGGGCTCCCACACGAAGCGATCCCCGCCGAGCCACTCGCGGAGCATCCGGCGACCGCCACAGCGGCGGCAGAAGTCATCGGGGTCGGTTAGGTCGTGGGGTTTGGGCATGATGCTATCCGTAGCACAGGGCACGAACAGCATGCGCTAAGTTTTTTAGCTTCTCAAGCTTGCAGAGATAAATTTTTTAGCTGTGCCGGTCGGCATTGACCGCGCGCACACGGCGCGGCACCCTGCCCGAATTAGAACAGGAGGGGAACATGAAGGATCGATTAGAGATCTTGCGGGAGGGCGCCCGTCAGTCCGGTTTCACGATCGACTTCCTGGAGGCACTCACTCAGGGTCTTTCGCGCCAGGCTCTGCGCAAGGTCATCGGCAACGCATCGTCGATGCCTTCATACATGAAGTCCAGCGACAACCCCCACCTGCGTCGTAACGCAAGTGCTCCGTTCAACGAAAGCCGGTGACTTCCCGCCTCCCATAGAGAGTAGGTGCTTCGCTTCACGCCGATCGCGGCAGCGTAGGCGCGCTGATCCAAGCCCTCTAGCTCCCGGTGCCATTTGAGGCGCGCAGCGATGTCGGCGTATGGTTTCTCTTCAGGATTCATGGGCAGCACCTTCCTGTGCCAACATTTTTAGCGCAAGCCCTCGGTGTTGGCTTGACCGAAGCTAAATAAGTTAGCACATTGGCTGCATGAACAAGCAGGCAGTCAAGTCAATTTCCGATGCCTTGGGCGTGGACGCCATACAGTCCGCGCTGGACGTGTCGCGTCACTCCATCCGATACGCCCGCACCAATGGCGCGTTCCCTGCGAGCTGGTATGCGCCGCTTTACCAGCTCTGCTCACAAAGGGGCATCGATTGCCCGCTGGACGCCTTCAACATGCGGGCCAACGACAGTGATCCTGCCGGCGGTCGCCGCAGTGATCGCGGCGGTGACGCCGCATGATCGAGGGCGCGCAAGACAGGATCGCCGCGATCGCCCGCCTCCCCGCCGACGAGCTCCGGGGCTGGGCTGATTGCCTGCGGGCGGGCCTGGCCGGCTCCGATCGACCCTACCCCGGCGAGTGGGAGGCGATCTACCGCCGCGCGAAGCAGCTCGGGGTGCGGCTGTGAAAGCCCGCCAACAATCCAGCAGGAGAAAGGTTCGCTATGGACGGCACACCCATTGCCGGCGCGGGGGCGATACTGGCCCTCGACCTCGGCACCACAACAGGATGGGCGATCCGCGCCCCCGATGGCCTGATCACCACCGGCACGACCAGCTTTCGCCCCGGCCGATTCGATGGCGGCGGCATGCGCTACCTGCGCTTCACCAACTGGCTGACCGAGATCGAGAGCCTGTCGGGGCCGATCGGAGCGATCTGGTTCGAGGAAGTTCGCCGGCACGTCGCGACCGACGCGGCGCACGTCTACGGCGGGCTCATGGCCACGCTGACCGCGTGGGCCGAAATGCGCGGCGTGCCCTACGAGGGCGTGCCGGTCGGCACGATCAAGCGCCACGCCACCGGCAAGGGCAACGCGCCGAAAGCCGCGATGATCGAAGCGGCCCGCAGCCGCGGCTTCGATCCGACCGACGACAACGAGGCCGACGCCATCGCCGTCCTGCTTTGGGCGCTGGAGACCAAGGCCGGCGTCCGATGACCCCCGCCCCCGACACCGCGAAAGGAGACCGCCGATGACCTTCAAAGACGCGCTGCGCATGCTCGCGTGGACGGTCGGGCCGAAGGACGGGAAGGCCCGCCTGGCCTACATGGCGCTGATCGATATGACCGGGGCCGAAGGCGTCGGATGCATCGAGGCCGATGTGCTGCGCGATCGCGCATGCTTCAGCGATCGGGTGATGAACGAACAGCTGGGCGCCCTCGCGAGCGATGGCTTCATCACGCTCGCCCGACCGCGGGGCGATCAGACGCTGATCTTCTTTCAGATCGCGCAGCCAATCGTCGCCCGTGCGCGGAGCATCCTCAGCATGAGGTCGACCTGAAATGGCGGGGCGCGGGCAGGAATTCGACGCGGCGCGGGCGAGAACGAAGCGGCCCCTCCCGCTATGGGTGGACGCGCTGATGCGGGACACGTCGACCTTCGAGGCCGACGAGCTCGGGGCCTACCTGCGCCTGCTGATGACGATGTGGAGCACGCCCGATCTCTGCATCCCCGACGACCCGCGCCGGCTGGCCCGCGCCGCTGGCGTTTCGAAGAAGCTGTGGAACGGCCGGGTCGGGGAGCTGATCCGGCCTCTCCTTTGCGAGCACAGTGGCGGGCTTTCGCAAAAGAGGCTGATCGAGGAGGCCCGCTATATCGAGCGCCATCTTGCGGCACAGAGCAAACGAAAGCGCGCCTCGGGGGAAGGCTCCGAGGATGGCCCCGTTCCCGGTTGGGACGACGAAAGGGGTTCCCAGCGGGATCCACAACTGTTGCGCCACGACGCGCGCGAAAATTCGGCTAACTCTTTGAAATCCCCGGATCAGGGTCAAACCGCGGATATATCCGCGGACAGTCCGGGGAACCTTCCTACCCAACAACCCAACAACCCAACATTAGGAAGGCGGGAGGACGCGCGCGCGTGCCCGCGCGAGGCGCCCCCTTCGGAGCCGACCCACCGCGAACGCCTGCTCGAAGCGATGGGCGCCGATCCCGTCTCGGGATTGATCGGCCCCAATGGGCGCATACTCGGCCGCCCCTCCGACATGGAGGTGGCACGGCGTTGGTCGGAAGAACTCGGCCTCGGCATCGAGGACCAGCTCGGCGTCATCCGCGAGGTGATGCGCTTCAAAGACCCGACGATCGAGATGCGGGGCTTCGGATACTTCACGCCGGCGATGCGCGAGCTCGCCAGCGCCCGCAACGCGCCCAGGCTTTCGCCGGCGGCGCCGAAGGACGGGGCGTCGGCACCCCACCCCATGCCGACCATCACGGCCCAACTTCCGAAGGAGTATCAGAAATGAGCATCAGGGAGGAAACGGTAGCCTCACGGTTCAACGGCTGGCTGCGGCGCTATTCACCGCCTCGCTATCTCGCCGGCAAGGACGAGGCCATGCAGGCCGAGGCGAACGACATGCTGCGCACGATCCTGCGCTACGCCCCCGGCGACGGATACGAGGGCTGGCTCGAGGACATGCTGGGCCGGCTCGCCGAGGGGATGACCACCCGGACATGGCCGGCGCCCGGCGAACTGGCGAAAGCCTGCAAGGCGGCAAGCGCCGCGCGGCAGTCGCGGCAGCATGCCGATGGCGGCGGCGACGAGCAGGCGGTCAACATGCTCGCGCAGTGGTTCGCCAAGTTCGGAGACGAGATGCCCGGCATGGGTAGCGCATCCCGCACCGCGGCGCTGATCGGGCGGGGCGTATTCGAGAACGAGCGCGAGGCCCGGTTCAAGGGCTTCACCCTCGGCCCGGATCAGGAGCGCCGCGCCCATGAGCAGCCGATGGGCCGCGAGGAGCGCGAGCACCACGACCGCGTCATGGAGAAGCTCACCGCCATCCGCCGCGAGCGCGAGCAGGCCATCGAGGGCGGGTCTCCGCACCAGCGCAGCTCCGGCTCCGGCTCCGAGGATTGGAGGGCGGCATGATCCAGGCGGCGAAGAAGGGGCACGGCTCAACCCATCGCGCCTTGGCGCGGTGCGACGAGTGCGGCCGCGAGGAGGTCGTGCCGGCGGCGGTCTACCGGGAGAACAGCAAGCGGCCGGCCGAGCCGAACCGCAAGCAGGTCGTCACCAAACTCGAAGCGCAGGGATGGGCGATGGCGGGCAAGCGGCTGCGCTGCCCGAATTGCGAGGCGAAGCGCCGCGCCTTGGCGGCGGCGAAGCGAAAGGAGGAGGACAACGTGGTTGCGATGACGAAAACGCCCGCTCGGAGCGGGACCGCCGGAGAGGCGCTGTGCGAATCACACAGCGGCAACTTTTCCGGCGGCACCCAAGGGTGGGAAAAATCCAGCTTGGCCGGCAGTGCCAGCGCTGGCGACTCCTGTGAAGGCGACGGAGCGCCGCGGCGGCCCGACCGCGTCACGCGCCGCCGCATCCTGGACGAGCTCGAGGGTTGCTACGACGACGCCGCGGGGCGCTACGCCGGAGACAACACCGACCAGAAGGTGGGCAAGCGCCTCGGCGTGCCGTGGGCGTGGGTCGCGGAAATCCGCGCCGACTTCTTCGGCGACGCGAACAGCAATGAACAGGCGGAGCAGATCGCGCGGCGGCTGGCCGAGGCCGAAAAGGCCCTGACCGCCCGCGAGGAGGAAGCGCTGGCGCTCGCCGCCAGCTGCGAGGCCGAGCGCAAGCGCGTGGCCGAACTGAAGGCCGAGATCGAGCGTCTCGGCGCGTAGTCCAGCAGAAAGGAGGACGATCATGGAAACGATCGACACGAACGAGCTCGAAATCGAGACGCTGGCCGGGGACGTGCGCGACGCCGTGCTGACGCGGGTGCGCGACCTCAAGCGTCCCTGGTCGATGCTCACCGAGGAGGAGCAGCGCGATCTGGCAAACGGCTTCGAGCTCATGGCCAACGACCTCGTGCGCAATGCGGTGCGCATGCTCAACGACCACGAGTGGCCGTTCACGGTCGTCAAGCTCGGCGACGTGAAGATCGCCGGCGGCGACAAGGGCATCGAGGCGAAAATCACGGCCTCGAACATCGAGCACAACCGCACCGTGCTCGGCGATCACGTGGGCGACTACTGCACGATCATGATGGTCGACAGCGAGGCGTTCATGGGCGAGCGCGAGGCGCCGCCGATTGACCCGGACCAGCCCGACCTGCCCGGCGCCGATGGCGAGGCAGACGAGTGATGGAGGGCGCGATGGGGACAAAGGTTCGCACGAGCCGCGCCCGGTTCGAGCCTGTCGCCGGCGGAACGAACCGCCGGCCGACGCTCCCGGCCGAGGATTGGGCCGAGGACGCCCGCCCGTTCAGGCCGGGCCAGCGCAAGACGCCGGATCCCGAGTTCCGCAACAGGCAGTTGCCGCAGAACTCGCCGGCGACCACCGGCCAGGAGGTGCTCGACGTGCTCGGGACGGAGTGGGCGGACGCGAAGGCGATCCACCGGGCGATCGGCAAGGGCCACGTCGATACCGTCCGCGAGCGGCTGCGGGCGCTGCGGGATCAGGGCCGCGCCGAGAGCCGGAAAGAGGGCAAGGGCCTCGTCTGGCGGCGGAAGAAAGGGGGGGCGTCGTGAGGGACGAGCAATCCACAGGCGGTCGCCTGCGCCGCATCCTGCAGTCGGGCTATGTGCGGCGCTGGCACACCCACCCCCGCCTCTCGGCCTCCGGCGAGACGGTCGCGCACCACTCGGCGATGGCCGCGCAGATTATCCTGGCGCTGCATCCCGATCCGCCCTTGGCCCTGATCGCCCACATGCTGCACCACGACTGCGGCGAGGCGGTCACGGGCGATGTGCCGGGGCCGGTGCGGCGGGAGCACGATGGCATCGACCTGGCTGTCGGCGACCTCGAGATGAAGGCCCTCGCCGAAATGGGCGTGGACTATACCGTCTCCGGCGAGGACGCGGCGTGGTCCGAATTCGCGGACAGGCTGGCGCGGATCGTCCACGTGGCGACCGTCGCCCCCGACCTGCTCTACACCGACGCGTGGCAGCAGGAGTGGACGGCCGCGGTTCACGACGCCTACGGGCTGGGCGTCGCCGATGAACTCGCGGGCCTTCTCGACAACCGGAGGGCCGGATGAAGGGGCAGCCCACGATCAGCCCGATCTACCGGGAGGGCGCGCCTTCGGCGGACCCCGATCCGATCGATGCATGGGGCCGTGTCAAGGCCCTGCGCCGGCGCGCCTGGCGGAACGCGGGCGTGATTTCCGTGCGGCCCGACGAGCTGCCCGAGCCGCTCGCCGGCCTTCTGTGGCAATGGGCGGAGGAACACTATGGGTCGGGTTAAGCGGCACGTCACCATCCAGCAGGCGCTCGAATGGGCGTTCCGCCGGGAGCTCGCCTCGCTCGAACTCCCGCGCCCCACCGAGGACCGCGAGGGCTTCGGCTTCGGCATGGAGTATATCATCATCGAGCGCGCCCGGCTCGGCACGCATATCGACGGCGGCGGCCCGCGAGGCGGCAGGGGCAGTTGCCCGCACGAGGACGCAGAGGTCATCGCCGCAGCCGTTTCCAACCTGCCCGACAGCCTCGGCGGCAAGCGCATGTCGATCCGCGTCGCCGAGCTCGCCCGCGCCGGCATGGCACCCGACTGGATGCCGGGGGCCGTGCCGCGCGTTGTCCCGGTCGAGCGGCACGAGAACCAGTATGGCTGGCGCGCCGGGACAGCGGTCGTGGGCAAGGAGGTCTATCGCGACCGCGGCCGCGGCAAGGGCCGGCTGCGGGAGGTCGAGGTCCGTGCCTGCCCCGTCACGCTCTCCCCCGACCCGCGCCGGATCGACGCCGCGCGGCTGTTTTACACCGCTTGGCGCGAAGCGCTGATCTATCTGGCCGGGGCCTTGCGGGACGGCGGGATGCTGCGGGAGCACGAGATTACGGACGGGCTGCCGCCGGTGGAGCCGTGGGGGAGTATATGACAGTTGCAACGGTTTGCAGCGACACCGACGCCTCATCACAGGCGTGGTCGTCGGCCATATTCTCTGAGATTGCTCCCCTCGTCTGAGCGCCCCTCGATCATCATTATTCAGGTGGATCGTATCCCGTGAGAAAGGAGCAGCGTTGAGCCAACATGGAACTTGGTATAGCGTCCACCGCAGGAGACCAAACTTTTCACGAGAATTGAAGGTTCCGTGAGAAATGTTTAAGGGAGGGAATATGTTTGGAAAACACTGGATCGCGCGCTGTAGGCGATTGCTTGCCGCTGCTGTTGTAGTGCCTGTCGCTGCTTGTGAGATGCAGCCAATAGAATCATCGAGCCAGCGCTATGCGATAGATCTCAGCCCAAGGATAGCAGCCGAGCGCGCACAAGAGCATTGTGCCTCATACGGGAAGCGTGCAGAGCTTGAGAGGATTGACCAATATCGGTTTAATCGCAGCATTTCCATCTTTAACTGCCTGGATGACAGTGGATAGTAGTATTGGCCCCAATGATAATCTACAACTCCCCTCCTTGAGCAACACAACTTCATGCGGCTTCCTCCCGGCATACTCACCGTTGAGAAGTAGGCGAACTGAAGTGTGGGAACGTCAATCATTGGAACGGCAAAGAAAGTGGTTCCAAATTTCTATCCAACGCCCATAGAGTCAGCATTGTTGTAAGGAGTGATGAAGCGCAATTGCTGCCCCAACCATCTGGGCTCAGCCGTTCATGAAGGTGGCACACAAGCAGATGACTAAGTGACTTGATCGGGCCGGCACTTCAGGGCACGTTGTCATCGATCGACGTGCCACCTAGGCATTTTGAAATATTCTGATGGAGCAAACCATGACTCTGAGGTGCCTTGAGTGTAACGGGATAATTGACGATCCGAAGGAGGAGGTCTGTCCGCATTGTGGTCGCCGCAAGCCGCTGACTTTTTTTGTATTTGGTATACCCTTATCCATGAACACTACGGCGATCCTTTTGGGAGTGGCCGTCATTCTAATTCTGTATCTTCTTTTCTAGTATGGCCCAGTGTGTGCCGGCGCTCTGCTTCCGAACAATTGTATTAAACCTGCGTGGCGACCAAGCCATTGATCTAGACCCAAGAGCGCATTGTCACACCTTGGACGATTGAGTGCCTATCCCCGCAGGCCAAGCGAGCTCTGTATGGAGCCACCACATTTTCCCCATTGACACGGCGCCCCCTCTAGACATAGCTTCCGAAGCATCGCAGAAGACTGCCCGAGGTTCGCCTCGGGCTTATTGCGTAGCGTGCAGGAAACCTTGCGTTCGGACGGCGCCTTGCCGTGATCGATCCGGAAGCTCCGTGGGGTCGTTCTGGCGCTATCAGCCCGAAGCCGGCCTTCATACCCTTCGCAGCGATTGACCGCAGGCAGCCCAGAGCGGACACGTCCGCCCTGCGCATGGGTAGGAGAGGGTATTCGCCGCACCCCGAATGCGAATGAGATAGCGCCAAAACTCAAATATCTGCAATCATCTTATCGATCACGACGTAGCCTAGGTGTCCGTCAACTGGATGCCACCCTGAGAACATCTCATAAATGAAACTGCACAACGGCTTGGATTCATCATAGCCGGGAGAAGAATGTCTAAGGCGAAGTAGCACCAATTCGAGACGCTTGAAGAAATCGAAAAGACGCTCATCTTTAATAGTGTAATTGTGCAGCACAAATTCTATCTGCTTTGCCAATAACTCAAGATTTAGGACAATCTCTCGAAACTCTGGCGTATCATCTGTCATCTGGTTGGCAAATGCATAGAAGCCTTCGTCAGCCTCGTGTCCACCTGAAAAAGCCTCCTTGAATCCTTCAACGGTCAGCAGAGCTCTAATGGTATCTTGATCTGCTTGAAGATCATATCGTCCGCCCTTTCGGCTGGCAAAAACTACCTGGCAGATAATATCTTCCTTTATTCTAAAGTACATTTTTAGAAAATTGCTTTTTATGATATGTCGCTTCCTCTGCTCTGGAACAAAAACAACAAGCCAGTAGAAAAAGAACGAAACCAGCCCACCGGCAAGCATACTCTTTGCCAAAGGTGTGACATCTTCCCACCAGAGAGGATTAGAAATATCTGATAAATCAATCCCCAATACGACTACGAATAGGATGATGTTAAGTGCCAGCCAAAGCGTGACCCTGCTGAAAACTTGCCGTATTTTGGGTTTCATAGCTCTGTCTATTGCCCTAAAAATACCCGTGTACCCACCCTTTCAGATAGCAGCAACGCCTCATGGGACTATGCAGAAACCGCGTCTATGGATCAATGACGGGTGAGGTCGGACTGCCATTCTTTGCAAAGCCCGCTCCCTGGGCTTCGCGGCCGTTCGTGTCCGGCGCGGCGAGGGTCCGGAGCCAGCCCGAAGCGGACCCACAGCGTTTGGCACGAAACTGCGAAAGCCGACCTTCACCGCGCCGGTCGTGAACTGGTAAGATGCGGGACAAACTGACTGTTTAATGAAAGTGCGCTGCGTGTAGGCTTGCACCCTCGTTCATAAGTGAATTTATCAGCTTTCGGCCTTAAAGGTGACCGAACCCGAATACCCGAAATTCAGGCTAATCCACATGCTGTCCTGTCGATTGGCTTCCCACATTGTGGCTGTCATTGCGCTCGTAATCGCAGCCGTTCTGTGACCATCTTCTCCAAATGGAAACAGCTCTTGCACACATGCACTTAAGAAAGAAAATATGTGCTCGTGCGGCAGAAAAGGGGCTGGGAAAATATCGACTTCGAGCATAGCTGAGAATTCGGCTCCTTCGTACTCAGCATCAGGCTCACTGTTGGGGCAGATTTCAAGGCTTCCCACGTTCTCAGAATTGTAGAAAATCCTGAACCTCAGACCGATAACAGGCCCATCGTCTATTCCAAATCTTCTAAGGTATGGATCGCTGAGTTGCTCTAGCCTCCAAGGGCCGATGTCGTACATCTGACCTTCGTTGTGGAGAACGTGAATCCTGTCTTCAAACCTGTCAAAATGCCTGAAAGCCCAACGCCTAGTTTTTATACCACTGGCCCACCCTAGGCCATCCTCATCGCTCGGTAGCTCTATTTCCTTCCGAGCGACCTCACGAAGTGGCGTGTCAAACAACCGTGCCCTTTGCTGTACAAATTCAGACTCATTTTCGGCGCTCGCAATGCCGTCTGTTTTCGAATGTCCTCCTTTCCAGAACATGTAAACGCGCCCCAATCCTAGGTATGTCTATTCCGTTTACCCGCCGAGCCGTTAAACGAACACAAAAATCTATCACAAAGCCGTGGGTTTGGGCTGTCACCCAGCTTTCGCCGCACTCTACACGAATGTCCGCTGTCGGGAAACCGCCCACACTTTGCAAACTCCGCTTCCTGCGCTTCGCGGCCGTTCATGCGGAGCGCAGCGAACGACCGCTTCCTGCCAAGGTGCCAAGCGACACCATGGAGTCAAGGACGGGTTCCGGCCCCCGCCCCCGCCCTCTGGGTCCTTCCTGGGCGCGGAATGTATACGGGGGGGCTTGGCGCGCCATTCGTCTAGCGTCAGACCAAATTTTCGGGTGGCCACCCGGTGGCCACCCTGCCCGTGCTGCGGCGCGGCGGGCAGTGAAGAGATACGGCAAATCAATGCGTTGCGCGTTCACGCGCGTGGCGAGATTGGGTGGCCACCCCTGCCCCCAAGGTGGCCACCCTCCCTGTGCCGGAGGAGCGCAGAGGTAGCGCGCGAGGTTCGCGTCCCGAGAGCGCCGGGTCGCTCGTCAGGTCCGCCGGTGGTCGGCGGATGGCTGGCCCCGACCGTATCGGGGCACTGGCCGCGTGCGAAACGCATGTCCCCGCACGTGGCTGATTGCGTTTCCTCACTCCCCGGCGTTTCGGCGCCGGGGCCTTTTCACCGCATTATCCATCGTCGCCAGGAGCCCGCCCATGTCGCTCGGCTTTGCCGCCCACAAGATCGAGCAATGGCCGCTCGATCGGCTGCGCCCCTACGCCGGCAACGCGAAGGAGCACGGCGAGGACCAGGTTGCCAAGATCGCGGCGAGCATGTCCGAGTTCGGCTGGACCGTTCCGGCGCTGGTGGCCGAGGATGGGGAGCTGATCGCTGGCCACGGGCGGGTGCTCGCGGCCGAGCGGCTCGGGCTGACCGAGGCGCCGGTGATCGTGCTCGGGCATCTGACCGAGGACCAGCGCCGGGCCTACAGGGTCGCCGACAACAAGCTGAGCGAGTTGGCCGAGTGGAACGAGGAGGCGCTGGCACGCGAGTTACAGGAGCTCATCGCGGCCGATTATGACGTGTCGCTCACCGGCTTCAGCGATGACGAGATGGACGCCATCCTCCGCGACCTAGAAGGCGCGGCCGGCGAGGATGAAAACACCGGCGGCGTCGAGGGCGAGGACGAGACGCCGGAGCCGCCGGCCGACCCGGCGACGCGGTCCGGAGATATGTGGGTGCTCGGCAATCACCGCCTGCTATGCGGCGACAGCGTTTCGGCGACGGACGTCGAGCGCGTGCTGGGCGGGCACGAGCCGCTGCTCATGGTCACGGACCCGCCCTATGGCGTGGAGTATGACCCGTCCTGGCGCCACCGCGCCGGCGTGAACGTGTCGAAACGCACCGGGAAGGTGGCCAACGACGACCGCGCGGACTGGCGTGAAGCCTGGGCGCTGTTCCCCGGCGACGTTGCCTATGTCTGGCACGGCGCCCTGCACGCGGCCGAGGTCGCGGATAGCCTCGTGGCCTCCGGCTTTGCTATCCGCTCGCAGATCGTGTGGGCGAAGGACCGGCTTGTGCTGGGGCGCGGCGATTACCACTGGCAGCACGAGCCCTGCTGGTATGCGGTCAAGAAGGGCGGCAAGGGCCATTGGGCCGGCGACCGCAAGCAGACGACGCTGTGGCAAATCCCGAACACCGATCAGGACGCCAAGACGGAGCACGGCACGCAGAAGCCGGTCGAGTGCATGCGCCGGCCGATGCTCAACAACTCGCAGACGGGTGATCCGGTCTACGAGCCATTCATGGGATCGGGAACCACGCTGATTGCGGCGCAGACGACTGGCCGGGTCTGCCTCGGGATCGAGTTTAACCCGGCCTATGTCGACATGGCGGTGGCTCGCTGGCAGCGGTTCACCGGCAAGCAGGCCGTACTTGATGGCGACGGACGCAGTTTCGATGAGGTCAGGGAGGGGCGAGCTGCGGCATGAGCCAGAGCAGGCTCATGTCGCTGGTCAAGGCGGTCACGAATGTCGGGGTGCTCCGCTATTCGGACGACCCACGCCTCAAGACTCGACAGGGTCATGACAATTGAGAGACACTGACATGAGTCGGGAACGCTATTGAGGCCAAACATGAAGCTGTCCATAGAAATTCAGAAAGCGACTATTTTTCGCACTTTGAAGTCGGCAGCAATCTTTTTTGGCCTCACCGGCTTTTTTTTAACCGCAGCATTTTCCAGCCATGCACAAGATTTTAACGAGCTGGCGGGGGCCGCAATGCGTTTGCGCCAAGCACATGTTTTAAGAAGCTACGAGGAATGCGTCGCAGAAGGAAGAAGTGATGCAGCGTGCCGGCAACACATTGATAGCCTCCATGACCAAGAAGTAGCCGCCTTACTTCGCCTTGGAGAGTTTATGACCGAGATCTCGGAAGAGCGTCTATCGGATGCATTTAGCTCATGCTACAGCCCAAACCGAAATTACGAAGAACTAATCCAGTGCTGGGAGGGCGCAGCTGATAACATTGAAAGAGAATTGACGTCTGAGCAGGGTGCAGGCGCTCGCTCGAGAAACAATGAGATAAATCATGATGACCTCGAGTTTCATTTGCTAAACCAGCTTCGCTGCGTTAATCGGCCAGAGCCGATCTTCGCAATGCTGGCTCTACAAGAGCTTGGAAAGATTGATGCTGGAGAAATGGTGGGGTTCGATAGCATTTCTTGTTTCAGGATTCACGGCGGCATCGAAGTTGGAGGATTACGTTTCAACTCAATTTGCGGCCACTCAGAGAGTGAATTGGTGCGCCGACTCTTTCCGGAAATTTTGTGGCGCGGCCCCGGAACCTCACCAGGTCAGTTCATTTCACTTGGAACGCAAGCTAATTTTGAAACAGTCGCAAGGTGGTATCGCGATAATTTTTTTGATTCAGGGTTTCTAAATCAAGCGATTGAGACTGAGGATACGAGTTTCGGCGACCGAACAGAGGTCTCTTGCAGTAACTGGATGATTAATTAAATATGGCAAAGTCAATTTTTGGCAAAGATTTTATGGAATGAACACGCCAATCAAGCAGAGCATCACTGATCGTCTATGGCCGATAATGCCGATTTTGAAGTGTCCTAGTACTCCAGAAACGTGGGCGGCCACGTCGTAGAAACCATCAGCCCTCCGCCTGCTTGCGAAGGGCGGTGATTGCGGCTCCGCTCTAGCGGTCGATCGCGCGCGGGCTCGACGACTTGGTGCTGATCTCGATGGCCTCGAGGCCGCGGATATCGCCTGCGGCGACGAGGGTTGTGACTTCCGCGAGCTTCTTGCGGAGCCGAGCGTGGGTGGGTGCGCTGTAATCCGGCGTCGGCGGGATGATCCCGGCCTCGGCGACCCGCATGAGCCGGCTTTCGGTGTGGCGCAGTTCGCCGCGCTCGAGCCGACGCGCGATCTTCCGGTCGTTCTCGGAGGCAAAGGCCGGCTCGATTTCCTCGCACATTTTTCGGGTCTTGCCGACGAGCGGCGTGGCCGGCGCATTGGTCTCGAATGTCGCCCCGTGGGCGTTCCCTGTCGGCGCAGGGCCCGGTTCGGGCTTGGCGTAGAGCATCCCCGCAGCGGCGGCTTTCTGCTCCGTTTGCGGGTCGCCTGCCATCGCTTCGTCTTGCGCGGCAGCGTCATCGAGTTCCGCAATCAGGGCGCCATGGGCCATCTCGAAGCCGGGCGGGGCGAAGATGCGATCGAGTGCAGGTCGTGCACGGATCCTCGCCAATCTTGTCGGCGAGCAGGCGAGCGAAGCGGCGCGCTGCCTTTTCCGTGTTCGCTGATCGGCCGAGCTTCTCGTCGGTCAGGCGTTGGGCGAGCTTGGTGATCTGCGAGGCGGTCAGGTTATAGTCGGTCATGGGATGGTCTCCGTTCCGTGGATCATGCAGAGGCGGCGCAGTCGCGCGCGCCATGTGGATCGAGGGTATTCGCAGATGACCCTTTCGCCGCGGTAGACGCGGAACTTCGCGCCACAGGCCTCGCGGACCATCCAGATTACGCAGCCGTTCACGGTATAGCGGGGCATGGTCGGGTTCCCCGAGTTGCGTTCTGTCTATTCAATCAGGTTCGCTCCGCTCGCGCCTGAAGTGAAGCGCAAGTCGAGCCATGATCGTTCTTTCCCAATGCTTTAGTGGAGTTTCCGGCCGATGCAGGGAATGAGCCAGCGCCAATACGCGAAGCACGCGGGCATTTCCCGCACGGCTGTGCAGAAGGCGATCGCGGCCGAGCGCATCGTGACCTTCGCGGACGGCTCCATCGACGCCGCCGCCTCCGACGCGCGCCGGGCGCAATACACCGACCCGTCGCAGCAACGCGGCAACCAGGCGGCGGAGCCGGAGCCGCCCGCGGCCGACGCGCTGCCGGGCGATGGCGGCGGCGGGCAGACGACCTTTCTCAAGGCCCGCACGATGAACGAGGTGCTCAAGGCGCAGGAGCGCCGCCTCGTGATCGAGACGAAGAAGGGAGTGCTGGTCGACAAGGCGCGCGCGGAGCAGCTGGTGTTCCGGCTCGCGCGCGAGGAGCGCGACGCATGGGTGAACTGGCCGGCGCGGGTCGCGGCGGTGATGGCCGCGGAGCTCTCGGCCGCGGCGGAGAAGAACGCAGGCGCGGAGGCGGCGATCGACACGGCAACGATGCAGGGAGTGCTCGAGCGCCATGTCCGCAAGCAGCTCGAAAGCCTCGCGGAGCTCCGCGTCAGCCTCGGCTGATCTCGCGGGGTTCGACGGGGCTTCGGGGCTCCTTCGCAGCTGGTCGAACGGGCTGCGGCCCGACCCCTACCTGACCGTCTCCGAGTGGGCGAACACGCATCGCTGGCTCGCCAGCCGCGCCTCGGCCGAGCCGGGGCGCTACCGCACCGACCGGACGCCCTACATGCGCGGGATCATGGATGCGCTCTCGCCCGGCGATCCGGCCCAGCGGGTGACGTTCATGAAGGCGGCGCAGGTGGGCGCGACCGAGGCCGGCAACAACTGGATCGGGTTTGTCATCCACCATGCGCCGGGGCCGATGCTTGCGGTGCTGCCCACGGTGGACCTCGCCAAGCGCAATTCGCGCCAGCGGATCGACCCGTTGATCGAGGAAAGCCCGGCGCTCAAGGATCGCATCATGCCGGCGCGCTCGCGCGACAGCGGCAACACGATGCTCTCCAAGGAGTTTCCGGGCGGGATGATCATCATGACCGGGGCGAACTCGGCCGTGGGGCTGCGCTCGATGCCGGCGCGCTACATCTTCATGGACGAGGTGGACGCCTATCCGCCCTCGGCCGACGAGGAAGGCGACCCGGTATCGCTCGCCGAGGCGCGCTCGCTGACCTTCGGGCACCGGCGCAAGGTGTTCATGGTCTCGACGCCGACGATCCGCGGAATGAGCCGGGTCGAGCGGGAATACGAGGCGAGCGACCAGCGGCGGTTCTTCGTGCCCTGCCCGCACTGCGGGCACGAGCAATGGCTGCGCTTCGAGAACCTTCGCTGGGAGAAGCACCAGCCCGAGACGGCACAGTATCAGTGCGACGAGTGCGGCACGATGATCGCCGAGCACCACAAGACGGCGATGCTCGAGGCGGGCGAGTGGCGCCCGACCGCGACCCCGGACGACAGCCGCTCGGTCGGCTTCCACCTCTCGGCGCTCTACTCGCCAGTGGGCTGGCTGTCCTGGGCGGATATAGCGAGGAATTGGGAAATGGCTCAGGGCTCCGACGACGCGCTGCGGGCCTTCCGCAACACGATCCTCGGCGAGACGTGGTATGAGAACAGCGACGCGCCCGACTGGCAGCGGCTCCAAGATCGCCGCGAGCCGGGCTGGAAGGCCGGCACCGTGCCGGCCGGCGGGCTGTTCCTGACCGCCGGCGCGGACGTGCAAAAGGATCGCGTCGAGATCGACGTGTGGGCCTGGGGCCGTGGGCTGGAAAGCTGGCTGGTCGATCACGCGGTGATCGAGGGCGGGCCGGATCATCCCGAAACATGGGATCAGCTCACCGCCTATCTCGCCCAGCCGTGGCCGCACGAGAACGGCGCCGATCTGCAGATAACGCGGCTGGGGATCGACACCGGCTATGAGGCGGCGGCGGTCTATACATGGGCGCGCGCGCAGGGCTTCTCGCAGGTCTCGCCGATCAAGGGCGTGGAGGGCTTCAACCGGGCGAGCCCGGTGACGGGCCCGACCTATGTGGACCTCAACCGCGAGGGCAAGCGCATCCGCCGGGGCGCGCGTCTCTGGACGGTCGCGGTCTCGACCTTCAAGGCCGAGACCTACCGCTTCCTGCGCCTCGACCGGATCAGCGACGAGGAACGCGCCGAGGGGCGCGAGCAGCCCGCGGGCACGGTGCATCTGCCCGAGTGGATCGAGACCGAGTGGCTCAAGCAGCTCGTCGCCGAGCAGCTGGTGACGGTGCGCAACCGGCGCGGCTTCGCCCGGCTCGAATGGCAGAAGCTGCGCGAGCGCAACGAGGCGCTCGACACCCGCGTCTATGCCCGCGCCGCCGCCTGGATCGCCGGCGGCGATCGCTGGTCCGACGAGAAGTGGAAGGAGCTCGAGGACGCTACGCGCGCCTCGAAGGACGAACAGACCGCCGAGGCCACCCCGAAGAAGCGGGAGAACAACTGGCTCGGCGGGCACAAGACGAAGGGCTGGCTCTGATGGCAGGTTTCACACAGGCGGACCTCGACGCGCTCAAACGCGCCTATGCGAGCGGCGTGCGGAGCGTCACCTACGCGGACGGCAAGGCCGTCACCTACGCGAGCACCGAGGAGATGTGGCGCACGATCCGGCGGATCGAGGACGACCTGGCGCGGGCCTCCTCGACGGGCAAGCGGCCGGTCGCCGGCTTCGCCACCACGCGGAGGGATTGATCCATGAGCGCGAAAATGAACCTGATCGACCGCGCCGTGGCGTCCTTTGCTCCCCGCATTGCTGCCCGGCGCATGGCGGCGCGCGCGGCCCTCGGGCAGATGGACGCGATGTTCGGCCGCAAATACGAGGGCGCGGCGCGGGGCCGCGGCACGGGCGGCTGGGTCGCCTCGAACACCGCCGCCGACACCGAGATCGCGAGCGCGGCCGACCTTCTGCGCGCCCGCTCGCGCGACCTGGTGCGCAACAACGCCCACGCCGCCAAGGCGGTTCAGGTGCTCGTCTCGAACATCGTGGGCTATGGCATCCGCCCGCGCGCTGCGACCGGCAACCCGGCCTTCGATGAGCAGGTCGACAACCTGTGGCGCCAGTGGTCGGGGCGGTGCGACGCGGACGGGCACACCGATTTTCACGGGATCCTGAGCCTGGCCGTGCGCGAAATGATCGAGGGCGGCGAGGTGTTCGCCATGCGCCGGCTCCGCCGGCAGCGCGATGCGCGGGTGCGCGGGCTCGATGTTCCGCTGCAGATCGAGGTCCGCGAGGCCGATCACCTCGACGGCGCGAAATCCTCGCTGACGCCCGGCCGCAATGCCATCAAGCAGGGCATCGAGTTCGATGAGCGCGGCCGGCGGCTGGCCTACTGGATGTTCCCCGAGCATCCGGGCGACATGACACCGAGCATCCGGCACAGCCTGCAATCGGTGCGGGTGCGGGCCGACAACGTGGCGCATCTGTTCGAGCGCCAGCGGGTCCAGAGCCGGGGCGTGCCCTGGGCGGCGCCGGTGATGAAGGCGCTGCAGGACTTCGATGAGTGGCACAACGCCGAGCTCGTGCGCAAGAAGATCGAGGCCTGCGTCGCCGCGATCGTGTCGGGCTTTGAGGACGAGGACGAGCGCAATCTCGCCCCGACCGTCAAGGACGCGGACGGCAACCTGGTCGAGCAATTCGAGCCGGGCATGGTCGCCTATGCGCGCGGCGCCAAACAGATCGACTTCAACCAGCCGACCGCCGGCGGCGGCATCGCCGAATGGAACCGGGTCCAGCTGCACACCATCGCGGCCGGCTACCGGGTGCCCTACGAGTTGATGACCGGCGATCTGAGCCAGGTGAACTTCTCGAGCTCGCGCGTC